GACGGGAGCAATCAAGACCGAGACCACACCCTTGGAAGCAGAGGTGAAGGTGGTCAAGGAGAGGTTTGTCTCCACTGAGACGCCTGAAGCTGCCAGTGTTGAGGCCGACTACGGTGATTATTTAGTGGCAGTGGGTGTCGAGCTCGACGCGCTTTACCATGAATCCAAAGAGAAGGGCGACTGGAGGAGCATGATAGACTATGAAATGCTTATAGCGCGCAACAATAGACAGTTGCACTACCATGACCGTCTCTATCGCTTCACCCATATTAGTGACACCTTGAGGGTTGAGCTTGAAGATGCCTTCACGGCTATGGACGACGACGAACAAGAAGCGGCCATCTATGAGTGTCATTCACCCGACTGGGAATGGAGCGGAGTCACGACCTCTTTGAACCAGAGTGATTACTTAGAGTCTTTGACGCCGTCAAGGAATAGTATCAGTTGGCCAAAACCACCATTGCCACCGCCTCCTAGCCCTGAGATCAAGAAGGTTAAACCGCCACTACCACCTGGACCGGCACCCGAGGAGTCGCGCGTCTTCACGCACCCCCACATGTATGCCCCCTACGAGGATACCAGCGATGAAGATAGCGACGATGACCCTGCAGTGTTACAGAGACCGTTCCTGCTGCCGCCGCCACCTGTCGCCATGCAGCGACCATTCTGGTTGCCACCGCCGCTGCCAAATGGGCTTGTGCCTGCACAACCAGTCGTCGCCGTGCCGCAAGTTCTGAATCGCATTTTGCAGGTCCGACCCAATGCACAACCTGTGTTTGTTGTGGAGCGTGTGTACATTTATTCAAAGACTGAGGTGCCCGTCAATGCAGACTTGCCCATTATGTCCAGAGTTGTCAACCGCCTCTACGACTTGTTCAGTGTCACCCCTTTTGTCCATAAGACAGAGAGCTACACCCTTAATGCCAAAGATGACGGCAAACATAGTTCTACTTTGGAATTAGTCGGCAATAAGCGCAGGGGATGGAAGTTTGGGTGGAAACGCACACGCAAACCACCTCGGCGTGAAATCGAAGTGGCTGGAGAGGTGATACTTGGCGTTGGCGGATTTCCGAGCACCATCTGTTGTGAAATCTACCCAGATTTGTTGCATTGGATGGGATGCGTCGAGCAGAAATTGTGCACGCGTAAGGTGTTAGATATTGAAGGTAAACTCGTTGAATCCTTCAGTCCTGC